ATAAATCCGTGACAGGTCCACTTAGCATGCAAGTAGTACGCGGCATGGGGTAGTGACATCACATCCGGTTCTCGATATCCTACCTTAAAACTATATGAGCAGTGTGGAATCGGCGTGTATCCAGACCTCCCCGAAGTTGAGAAGCACTTTATAGCCATGGGGGCTGCCTTGCGGGCTGCAGGACTACACTCAAAGACTGTGTCGTCTATCAAAACCAAAGCCCTTCGTACTGGCCGGAAAGTAACTGGCAAATATGCCACTAATCGCGATCCTCGCTGGTCTCTGGACCCCGAGCATCCTCAATACGGAACTGAGGCTGATTGCAAGATAATCTTTGTGAAGCTCGCTGCTCAGATATTCTGCTTCGACAATGCCCCCGAGATGCCAACAGATCTGACCCGGGTATCGCAAGAAATAAAAGACATAGGCCCTGACCTAAGGAGAATCTGCGAAGAGCACTATCTAAGTCACGAGATCCAGTCTGGGACGTTCCGAGACAGTTTGCTTCTCGAACGGTTCGACTTTAACGATCTCGTCGCGGAAGGCCTAAACCCTATCCATGGGCACTCGAGCTTCCACATCGGGCACGAGGACCCCACGTTAAAGCCAAAGCATCGCCCAAACAATGTGGCTTGGCGAACCTACCGGAGCAATCTCATCCAAGGCGACATGACACTTCGCCAATCGCGTATCTACTTCGTCAAGCTAATCGGACGCTACTTCGATCTTGGTGAGATTCATATCACCGGTGAGGCTAGCAGCGGAGCTTCCGACATCGTGGATCCCAAATCCTGAAAAGCAAGGCTGGGATCAACAACCATTATCTTGACCCGGCGGGACAGCTCTCTAGCTTCGACCCGATCGATAATGACCCGCTCAACCATTGTGACGATTTCCCGCTGCAATTGCCGGCTCTTGGGGATAGGAAGAAGTATTTCTCCGAGCCGATTGCCGAGCGAATCTATGATATCCTGCGTGAATGTCTTTGCGCGAATTTGCTTCTGAACGGGATCAGAAGAAAGCAATGCCAGAAGAAGGAAGGGCGAAAGCCGGTCATGGTCTAACGACCTTATTTTTAATAGATGGCTCTGATAAACAATCTTTTCATCGTAGGCAGTGATGATAGCGCAAGTTCCGATCAAATAGGTTCCATCCCGAACCATCAAAATGTCCCCGCGTCGAACATCCTGTTGAGCGCGAAGCGAATTATAGATTTCCTCAGAGACGCAGTGCTTGGGATCGATTTTGATCTCCCAACTCGACAGATCGGACGTTCGAATAAATGGAATGTTGCCCGTCCCGTAGGCCAACTTCCCAACTTCGTTACCCGTTTTGATCTCCAGCACCCCATCTTCAATGAGGTCCTTTATAAGGACGAAGTCGTGCGTTTTACCAAGTTGCGACTTGAATATCTCTGCCGTTGGTTCATGGTATCGAGGTGAAAGGATATTTTTTGAAAGCTCTTTGGCAGGCAAGTGATACGACATCTCAAGTTTTGCCCGCGCACCTGCACGAAAATCATTCAAAATGCGAGGCAGGTCATCTTTCGGGATCGGACGCCCGCGCGAATCATGGCCGCACCATTTTGCCTCGGCCATGAACACGTGTGTTTGCTTTTTACCCTTTTCGAAAATGATCAGAGCAGTCTTGGTGTGCGTGCCGCCCTTGCCCGAAGACTTGAACAAAGCCTCAGGCATCCCCACAACGGCCTTAATGCAGGTGTGTTCCCTTAGGTATTGCACAACATGGCCATAGGATCGGCTCGCGAGCATACTCTCCGGGACGACGATGCCGCCACGACCGCCATTCTTGAGCACTGAAATAATTCTTTCAACGAACAAGACTTGCGGTGGTACCTTGGATGCCAATTGAGGCGTCCGGATGAACCCATGCCCTTTGTTTCGGCGCCACTTGAAGCCGAGCTCAAATTTTCGTTGTATCTCTTCCGAAACACTACGAATATTTTTTCCAAAAGGGGGGTTCGCCAATACGACATCAAACTGTCCAATTATCTCCTTTTCAAGCTCGCTATTGGGCGATCCGTTCTCAAATGAGAGACTATTTCCGCAGTAAACTTCTGACTGTGCACCAATAATAGAAGTGCGCGCCTGGGCCAGTGCTGCAAGATATTCGTCCTTTTCGATCCCTACAAGGCGCAGACCGGACGCATGCTGCGCGGCCCAAACAAGGAAGCCGCCAGCACCGCAGGCGGGATCGATGACATGCTCTCCGGAAGAGGGATCAACCGCTTCGACCAGCCAACGGCCAGCGTTCTGTGGAGTGAAGAATTGCCCCTCCTGCCCCCTCACAGACGCCCCCATGAAAGTCTCATAGAGATCTCCGACTGGGTCTCGATCTGATGCGAAAAGATCAATCCGAGCCAGTCGATCATCAACAAATCGCAGCGCGACAGGGTCGAGCAGTATTTGATCATTACGCTCGAAGATACCGGGAACGCCGATGAAGTTCGATCGATACAGCTTGGCAAGCGCAAGGTCATCCAGTCTTGATGAACCCAGATCTAGGTTCTCGAGAAGCATCCTTTTTCGCGTGAAAAGGCATTTCATAACTTCTTCAAGCAGCACCTGATCTCGCGTGGCTCCAAGCATGCGTCCCGCAAGAAAGTTGCGAATCTCTTGAAAGATTCGCTTCTGATCAGCTTCGGCTGCCTGATTGGCCATGCATCCCAACTCGCCTAGATTCATATTCTGTTTTGCACCATAACCTATTCATTATCTGATTCAAGGCATGATTGAACACCGATGACATCAACGCGTGGTTTGGTACTCTCAAACATTCCCAATAGCTTGAGGTGCCGTAATGGGCGATTCTCTCGCCCATGCGGACCCTCCTCCAACGCCTGCTCAAACTCGTGCGCATTCGCGGCCTTGACGCCGCCGGAGGCGGTCGACGCTGGGAGAGCGCCAAGACCATCGACGGCCTGAACGCGGCGATCCTGGCGGGGGCGACCACGGCCGCACGGCGGGCCGGGTGGTATGCGCGGAACAACCCTTGGGTCGCGGCGGCGGTGGACAGCCTGGTTGGCAATGTCGTCGGCGCGGGAATCAAGCCGCAGTCCACCCATCCCGACCGGGCGGTGCGTGAACGGTTGCAGGCGCTGTGGCTGCGCTGGACCGATCACGCTACCCCGGACGGGCTTGCGGATTTCTACGGGCTGCAGGCCATGGCCGTGCGGGCGATGATCGAAAGCGGCGAGAGCTTCGCGCGGCTGAGGGTGCCTTCCGAGGCCAGCAGCATCCCCCTTCACATCGAACTTCTTGATCGCGAGCAGGTGCCGCTGGATCTGCACCGCGAGATCGGCGGCGGGGCGCGGATTCGGGCAGGCATCGAGTTCGATACGGCCGGCCGCCGGATCGCCTACCATGTGCTGTCCTCCCGCCCGGGCGATCCACTGAAGCCATACCGCACAGACCCGATCCGCGTCCCTTCCGCCGACTGCCTGCACCTGTTCAAGCCGCTCGCCGCGGGCCAGCTTCGCGGGATCACCTGGCTGGCGCCGGTGCTGCTGCGGCTGCACGAACTCGACCAGTTCGAGGATGCCGCGCTGGTCAAGGCCAAGGTGGCCGCGCTGTTCACCGGATTCATCACCGATCCGGACGGAACCGCTGGTGGCCTGTCGGGGAGCAACACGGGTGGCGCGCTGACCGTGGGGATGGAGCCCGGCAGCCTGATCACGCTGCCACCCGGCACCGACATCCGCTTTTCCAACCCGACCGAACATGATGCCTATGCGCCCTTCGTGAAGAACCACCTGCGCGCCATCGCGGCCGGGCTGGGGCTGCCCTACGAGCTGGTATCGGGCGATCTGGAGGGCGTGACCTATTCGTCGATCCGCGCTGGGCTGATCGAATTCCGCCGCCGGGTCGAGCAGTTGCAGCACAACGTGGTCGTGCACCTGTTCTGCCGCCCTGTGTGGGAGCGTTTCGTGCGCCTGGCGGTCCTGACGGGTGAGTTGCCCGCGCGGGATTTCGACAGGAAGCCGGCAGCCTATCTCGGCTGCGCCTGGTTGCCGCCCAAGTTCGACTATGTCGATCCGGTGAAAGACGTGCAGGCCGAGATCATGGCAATCGGCGCTGGGCTCAAGAGCCGGTCCCAGGCGATCTCGGAACGCGGCTACGACGCTGAACAGGTGGATGGCGAGATCGCCGCCGACAAGGACCGCGCGGACGGGCTGGGACTCAGCTTCGGCCCGGCTACCGCGCCACAACCACAGGATATCCCCAATGGCTGATACCATCGAGCTTCTGACCCGTCGCGCCACACTGGCGCCCGCCACCGCCGACGCTGAGGCCCGCACTGTCGAGGTGATCTGGTCCACCGGCGCGCCGGTGCGCCGGCGTGACATGGACGGGCAATATGTCGAACGGCTGAGCCTTGCACCCGAGGCGGTGGACCTGTCGCGCCTTGAGGGGGCGTCCGTTCTCGACGCGCATCGGCAGAGTGCGGTGCGCGACGTGCTGGGCTCGGTCCGCAGCGCCGCGGTCGATGGCAAGCGCGGCACAGCCATCATCCAGTTTTCGGCCAGGCCCGAGGTCGAGCCGATCTGGCAGGACGTGCAGGCCGGCATCCTGCGCCATGTCTCGGTCGGCTACTCGGTCGAGGAATGGGCCGAGTCCACCGAGAACGGCGCGCGCGTGCTGACGGCCGTGCGCTGGACACCCCACGAGATTTCCCTGGTGCCGACGCCAGCCGATCCCGGCGCCCATATTCGCATGGAGACAGAAATGCCTGACACAGAAACGCAAGAGGCGGCCGAGACCTCGCCGCAGACCGAGACCCGGGCCGAGGCAAATGTCGAGATCCGCTCCATCGCCCGCATCGCCGGGCTGGACCAGTCCTGGATCGACAGCCAGATCGACGCGAATGCCGATCCCGACAGCGCCCGCCGCGCCGCCTTCGAGGCGCTGGCGGCCCGCAGCGCGCCCCCTGTCCGCACCGAACAGGTCCGCGTGGAGATGGGGGAAAGCCACGACGATCCGGCACTGCGCGCCCGTCAGATGGGCGAAGCGCTCTATGCCCGGATCAACCCGCGCCATGAGCTCAGCGAACCCGCTCGCCGCTATGCCCATGCCACGCCGGTGGACATGGCGAGGGAACTTCTGACGCTGCGCGGTGAGTCCACGCTTGCGCTTTCGCCCGCAAGCCTCATCACCCGCGCGCTGCACACCACCTCGGATTTTCCCATCATCCTTGGCGACACGGTGGGCCGGGTGCTGCGCGATGCCTATCAGGCCGCGCCCTCGGGCATTCGTCGCCTCGGCCGCCAGACCACGGCGCGCGACTTCCGCGCGGTGAACAAGATCATGCTGGGCGAGGCGCCGCTTCTTGAAAAGCTGAACGAGCATGGCGAGATCAAGGCCGGCACCATGGCCGAGGCGCGCGAGGCCTACAAGGTCGAGACCTGGGCCCGGAAGATCGGCATCACCCGGCAGGTGCTGGTGAACGACGACCTCGGCGCCTTCGCGGACCTTGCCCGGCGCATGGGGCAGGCCGCGGCCGAAACCGAAGCGCGCCTCCTCGTCACTCTGCTGGAATCCGGCTCAGGCAACGGCCCGACAATGTCAGACGGCAAGGCCCTGTTCCACACACAACACGGCAACAAGGCCGCCACGGGCGCGGTGATCTCGGATGCGACGCTGTCGGCCGCCCGGTTGGCGCTGCGCACGCAGAAGGGCATCGAGGATCGGACGATCCGCGCCACCCCCCGCAACCTGCTGGTGCCGCCTGCGCTGGAAACCACGGCCGAAAAATGGCTGGCCTCGATCGCGCCAGCGACGGCTGCGGATGTGAACCCGTTTTCGGGGTCGCTGTCCCTGGTCGTCGAGCCGCGGCTGTCGAGCGCCACGCGCTGGTATGTCACTGCCGACCCAAGCGAAATCGACGGGCTTGAGTTCGCCTATCTTTCGGGGGCCGAAGGTCCGCAGGTCGAAAGCCGCTCGGGCTGGGACGTCGATGGAGTAGAAATCCGGGTGATCCTGGACTTCGGCGCCGGCTTCATCGACCACCGCGGCTGGTACATGAACCCGGGGGCGTGATGGCCGACCTTGCGCAACTCACCGCCTGGCGAGACGCCCTGATGGCCGCGCGCTATCGGGGCGTCCGCACCGTCGAATATGACGGCAAGCGCATCACCTATGCGACCGACGGCGAGATGGCCGCCGCGCTTGCAGATCTCAACCGACAGATCGCGGGCGTGGCGGGCCGCATCTCGGTCGTCCGCATCCAATCCTCGAAAGGACTGTAATCCATGAAAAACTACATCCAGGCCGGGAAGGTCATCACGGTAACGGCGCCCACGGGCGGCATCACCTCGGGCGATGCGCTGGTCGTCGGTAGCATCTTCGGCATTGCCGCATACGGCGCCGCGGCCGGCGACCCGGTTGAAATTGCAACCACCGGGGTATTCCAACTGCCCAAGGCGGGCGCAGCGGTCCTGACCGTCGGAGCGCGCGTCTCCTGGGACGATACCGCCAAGCAGGTGGATGTACCAGGCACGGGGCGGTTTCCCATCGGCATCGCTGTGGAGGATGCCGGGAATGGCGTCACAACAGTGGCGGTGCGGCTCGATGGGGTGGCGACGGCAGCGGTTTAACTCAGAGCTGATCAATCGCCCAACTTGGTGATGCCAAGTGTGCCCTCGATCTGCTTCCGAAGGTTCTTGAGGCCCCTGTTTTCACTCGGGGTCTTTGGAATCGTGATAGCGTCCAAACCGTCGTAGGCTTTGTCCGCTTCAAGCCGGATGTGCTTGTTGTCAGACTTCTTCCGATAGCCATATCGGGCGAGGAGCGACGTCAATTCGCTCGCAACTCGTCTGGGATCTTTTGTCGCTCGAGCCAGATCCTGCTTCAATTCGGCAAGCGCGGGCGAAACGGGCAGGCGCTCGATAACCCGCTGAAGAATGACCGCAGACCTTTTATCCAACCCGATCTGGTCTGCGACGGACAAGGTCGATTTCGCGGCTACCCGAAGTCTGTCGGATATCTCACCAGAATAAACCTCTGGGCCAATCCTCTGAACGAGATTGTCGGTGGAGAACTCGGCCTCATCGGTGCCGAGGCTAGCCGTTGGGCGTGCACTCAGCTGCCGCTCTAGTTCGCGGACTTTTTCCTGCAGGTTATCGATCTCATCCTTGTGCAATTGATTCCACTCTTCCTCGGTCAGACTATCTTTTTCCCGTTCGCGCTGCGCGCGGAGAGCCTGCTCCTGGAGTTCTGTCCAGTCCCACCCGAAGGATGGCATTTGGCTCCGCAGGGCCATTGCTCCGCTCTTGATCGCGACAGCCAGCTCTCTGGTATCCTGAATTTGCCAACCAAGATAATATCTTCGGACGATACCCTGTCCGGGAACAGACAAACCGACTGTTCCTCCATAAGCGTTACGGCCGTCCGTCTCATCGCGAAGGTCGAACGAAAATGCACGATCTGGTTCGACAACAACATGCGCAACCCCGCCGAGATCGTAGGCCAGTTTTTCAATTTCCGGCCGGGTGAGCAGCCAGGAAGATTCCCCGGTCGCCGACACGTAGACGTTCGGAAGCCATTTTGTCGCTTCGCCCAGGGTCACTGAAACGGCGGATGCAAGGCCGTCATCGCTACTCTCGAGCCAAACCGGTTGGTCAGTGACGCTGAACTGTTTATCCTTCCCGCCCCATCCGCTCTTTAACAGCGCCTTGATCAGGTAGGGTTTTCGCGGAGTTTCGAGTCGTGCGCCCGGGACCGTCGCAATGCACTGGGTCCGAAGGCGAACCAGATCCTGCCCACCCTCCGCAGCAGAGCGTCTTAGGACGCACTCAGTTCGCCAAACGCGCCCGAGCTCGTCGGGAAGATCGTGCCGAAAACCAATTGCGCTCCAGCCGACATCGGACCGAAGTTCCCTCATGCGGAATTCTTCTCCGGTATCCGAAAGGATATGAATATTAGCTCCGTCAAGTTCAGTCACAGAGTCCCCAGAAAACACCGTCTGATGGTGCATGCCACGGATCCACGCCCACACTTCTGCGACGAAGGCGGCCCGGTTGTCGCTTGGTCGTACAGGAAATTCTGTCGAGAATGGAAGCATACATCGAGTATCGGGATTACGCAGTCAGCGGTCAATCCAGGAACATAGGAACCGCGACTCGGCGCAATCCGTTGACACGCGGCGTCAGGGTTATGTTGACACAGTGTTGACACAGATGCGAAACGCAAAAAGACGCCCGCGCGGACGTTCATTAACACGCTGTTTTATTTGGTGATTTTGGTTGCGGGGGTAGGATTTGAACCTACGACCTTCAGGTTATGAGCCTGACGAGCTACCGGGCTGCTCCACCCCGCGCCAAGATGCGCCCAAGCTGGAAGATTGGTACAGGTTGGGCATTTCATCGTTCAAGAGCAGTTTTCAGTTCTTTCTAG